CGCGCTGATAGTTTGGAAGCGACTTCCCGTTAATCCACGCCCGGACTGCTGCATGGCTGCAGCGGGACTGTCGCGCAAGCTCATAGGTAGACATGCCCGTGCGGCGCATCTCAAAGATAAGTGCCTCTCGGAACGCGTGTGTTTGTGGTGTGGCTTTCATTCCGCAATCCTAGACCATGCGTAGAAACTTCGCAACTTGCAGTAAAGACCAGATTCTATGATAGTATTGTTACATGGGACAAGTCGGACGACGCTCAAACGAAGACAAAGACCGCCTAATGGCAAGCATTAAAAACTTGCTACTTCAGGGCGTACCAGTAGACGAAATCGCCGTTGTGGTAGACCTTAAGCCAGATACGGTGCGGCGCCACATCACCACAATCCGCAAGCAGTGGATTGAGGAAGGCATTGGGGCAGCCGAGAGTAAGTTGGAGCTGATTGAGCGGGCGAACCTTATTGCCAAGCTTGCCTCGTCTGGGCATAGAGCAGTAAAGGGGAAGTCCATTTCGGGGGAGACGGCTTTCCTCAAGATCCAACTGGAGGTCCTTGACCGCCTTGCCAAACTGACTGGCGCCTTTGAGGCGCAGAAGACCGAGGTCAGCGGACCAAACGGCGGTCCAGTTCAGATGCAGCTCTCAGAGCACCCCGTTGACAAACTAAGCGGTCAAGACCTAGCAAAGCGCCTTCGCAACTGGGCAGAAGCACTAGAGGAGGAGCCGGATGGACAGCCAGATGTACCGACAGTGGTTGAGGGAACGAGCAAAGACGTCTGACGCGGCATTTGCCGAATACGTCTCCAACCTTGTTTTCCCCAAGCATCTCCGAGAGATGGAGCGGTTTCTAGACAAAAACGACCGCGCCCTTGTGTTGATGCCTCGTGGTCACGCCAAGACCACACAGTTGATTCACCGTGTTGCTCGGCTTATTGGCGTCAATCAAGGAAAGATCCGCGTTGGCATCCTAACGTCGGTATTGTCAGACGCTCTTGCTCGATCTCGGGCAATTAAGGCAATCATTGAGTCGCCACACTTTGCCGAGGTGTTTGAGTGGGCGCAGGATGGCGTTGCTGGACCGAAGTGGACAGATGAAGTTTGGACGATTAAGGGCGCAACAATGGGCAAGGACGCCACCTGCTTTGCTGACGGTCTTGGCTCTATCAAGCCTGGCGCCCGCCTAGACATCCTCATCGGCGACGACATGGTCGGCATGAAGGAAAACGCCACCGCAGTGCAGCGCCAGAAAGCCTCAGACACTTACTGGCAGGTTGTTGATCCAATGCTTGTTCCGGGAGCAAAGCGCTGGTACATCGGCACAAGATGGCACGAAGATGACTTCTACGCTGGTCTTGCCACAAAAGGAACGCCAGTCATGCTCCGCAGGGCAGTTGAGGATGGAAAGATCCTTTGGCCGGAGATGTATACCGTTGCGGACATGGACCGGAAGAAGGAGGAACTTGGCACGCCCATCTTCATGCTTCAGTTTCAAAACGACGTTACTTCAATGGGCGGAAACATCTTCCGTTATGACTCATTTAGGTATGTAGATAAGGTTCCAGACGGTGCACACAGAGTCGGTGTTGACCTTGCATCCTCTGCATCCGAGCGGAGCGACTACACGACCGCTGTTGAGGTGGTTGAGGATGCGGACCACAACCTGTATGTGATTGGCGCATGGAAAGCCCGCCTTGCCGAAGGGCATAAGAAGTGGCTGACTGGCGTTGACAACAATGGCGAGCTTTGCGAAGAGGGCGGTCCACGGCTTCTTTGGCCGGAATACCTCATCCCAAACGGGAACCGAGCAAATGACGGATCAAGAAACCTTGAGTCTGTGAATATTGAATCCGTTCAGCACCAGAGCACCTTTGTGCGCGAAGTGCTTGGAACGACCAATTTGCCAGCCCGTCCCGTGCGCCCAGATAAAGATAAGGTTACACGTTCACGCGGTCTTGCCGCTCGCTACGAATCAGGAAAGGTATTCCACCTGAAGGGCGGTCCTGGCATCTCAGACCTTGAAGCCGAGATGGGCGCGTTCCCGAATGGGGAGCATGACGACCTTGTAGATGCGTTGGTTTACGCCGCAGACCTGTCTGGAAGCCAGTTCTACTTCAGTTCAGCGAAGACGGGTAGACGGTTCTAATCCAGCGGTAGGGAGTATCGCGAATCCACAGAACGTATGGCTTTACGCCATTGGTTCTTCCATCAATGATGATAATGTCGCTGCTCTCCTTCATAACCGTCAGCGCCGCCTGCATCGTCGTTGAGTTGTCCCTATCGGCAATGTAGGCAATTGCAGCGGAAACCAAAGCAGTTGCTGGGCTTGTTCCGCTTGCCGCCATCGGGTTTCCAAACCTGTCAAGACCATCAATGGCACTTCCAGGCGCCCAGATGTCCACGCATTTACCCCAGTTGGAAAAGATGGAGCGAAGGTGATTCTTTGTCATCGCGGCGACAGTGATAGCAGATTTCGCCCGAGCCGGGCTGCGGAAGCACGCATCGGTGGACTCATTTCCAGCAGCAACTACAACTGGCATCTTCACTGCAAGGGCATTCACCACGGCATCAAGTTCTGGGCTGGCATTACCGCCTAGGCTCATATTCACAATAGATGATGAATATTCAGCGTTGGCGTCAACCCACCTTACCGCAGCGATGACTTGTGCAAGAGTCCCTGTTCCATTGCAATCAAGCGCCTTTACGCCAACAACAGTTGCTAATGTCGCAATTCCGTAAGACGGGCTGTTGACTAGGCTGGCCATAAACGAGCCGTGCCCGTGACAGTCGCCTGACCCAACGCCTGTGTCAATGACATAGACGGTAATGCCAGAGCCCATCTGCGCCCCAGCGAGCGTTCTGCCATCAAGCTTGTCCCATGGCTGGTTTACTCGATCTTGAGCCCACGCAGCACCAGGGGCACTTGGAACATTGTCTACCGCCCTAAAGGTCGGCTTCTTCTTTGCTGTCTTTGCATCAACTGGCGAGGGGAATAGAAGGATCGCGGCTGAAAGCAGGAACAGCAGAAACTTTCTCATGATGTCTTAAAGAACCTTCCGGCCTTGCAGTTTGGGCAATATCCCGACTTGATTCCGTCCGCAAGGGTTGAGGAAAAGGACTCAGCAAACCCAGAAGAGACTGGATGTCTGCAGGTTGCGCAGAGCCAATCGCCAGTCTGGGTGTTGGCAATTTTGATAATGCGGTACTGCCAGATTGCACGCTTTGGATCTGGGTGCCTTCGCGCCTCAATCTCGTCCCCGTCTTTGCGAAGTTCCTCAATCCGAGCGCCGAAGCGACCGCCACCCGTATCTGACTGCATCAACTTGTCTCCGCCAACCCACTCGTTTGGCGTCCGCATTAAGATCTCACGAATCTTTTGTTTTCGCGTCATCTCTAGCCTCCTCCTCGCGAACGATTTCCAACGCCCGCTTAATCCCAGCAATGTATGCCATTCTGGCAATAACTTCAATCTTTCCATTTGCGCCGTCCGCAATACCAACAAGCATCATCGGCAAGGGTCCGTCAACCGCGCGGTCAAGTAGGTCGCCTAGGCGCTTCTGCTTCCTGCTTAGCACTTGCTGATTCCGTTCGCCCAGAACAATGTCTTGGACAGGGCATCGTTAAGGTCCATTGACGACTGGGAAAACTCTTGCATCATCCCGTTGATCTCAACCCTTGCCTCAATTGTCCAGACTGGGTCTTTGCCAGTGGGCGCAGTGACATCAACAACCGACTTTGATCCAGAGATCGCGTCAAGAGTCATCTTTACCGACTCCATAGACTCGCTTGTCACCTTGGCTTCTCGCTCTTCGCTCATCGGTGGGAACGAGATCAACATGGATGTAGCAAGCCAGCGGTCTACTTTGAGCTTTCTGGACTTAGGTCCAGTTCCGCGATAAACATCAGAGTAGTAAAGAATTCCTGAGCCGTCTTCGTCGCTGCTTCGCAGGTTTCTTCCGCCCCGCTGAACGTTACCCTTTTTTCTTGGGTGTCCCAAATTGCCCATCTCCATTCTCCTTCGCTAACCAACTCTATTTTCCAGACTTCGTATCTCTCTTTGTTTTCCATCGGTTTAATCCAATCGCCTCCATTGCCATAATTAGACCATCACGCATCCCGCGATGGTATTGATCATCAGCCGACTTCGCCTCAGCCCAGTCAGTCAGTTCCACGATGCGTTGATGCAGATCCTTAATCGCATCAACACGACCGTCTTGTCTGGCTGCCTTAATGGCTTGGAGAAGTTGGTTGTTCACTTCTTTGGTCGCTCTGGCAAATCGCTCTCAAGCGGTCGCCCCCACTGCCCGCGCTGCAAGGCTACGGCAATAAGCGCATAGTTTGCAATGTCGAGAAGGGTATCGGCAAGCGACTCATCCGTGGTCTGATCCAACGGGTCAAGAATGACCTGACCGTTCACAATCTTGCCGTTCATGAACTTCTTCGCTCGGGCAACCTTGTCGTGGGCAATGCGGCTAATGACGCCATGTAGCCCAAGTTGCTCAATGTTTGAATCGCCGTAGCGTTGCTGCTTGGCGACTAGAAGAGCGTATGCCTCGTTATAGATATTTGCAAACGTCTTATCAAACGTTTCGGCATCGTCTTTATAAATTGGATATACAAGTGGTTCCATGATGCCTCCTTTCTCGCTACATCGTAGCGGCAGGAGGTCAGTCTGTCAAAAGAGCCCGACGGATTCCCTCTTCAAGAGTAATACGTGGTTGCCAAATCTGGAAATTCATTGCAGGGTCGGCGACTCGATAGAACACGCCAACTGGCTTGTCTGGGTGGGTAACGATCTCTGGGGAGTACCCAGCCTGACTCGTTACAAGGGCCGCAAGTTCAAGGAAAGAGGTTGGTCGCCCAGTTCCAATGTTGAGCGGATCGCGGTAATCCTGCTCAACTGCAGCATTAACAGTCTGCACAATATCGTCAATATGCACAAAGTCGCGGGTTTGCAGCCCGTCGCCCCAAACGTCAAAGGGGTCTGCCTTGCGCTTTGCTCGGTCAATGAACGACGGGAATGGGTAGTCAAGCGCCTGATCTTCCCCGTAGCCAGAGAATGGTCGGAAGATATGTGTGCGAACGCCCTCAGCTTCTGCAAACTGGGCGAGGTACTCTCCAGTGAGTTTTGACCAACCGTAAGTAAAGTCTGGGCTGCGAATATCATTAAGATTAATCATGTGCTCAGCAAGGGAGGTGTGCTCTTCTCGCGTTTGCAGTTCAATAGGGTAAGCAGCGGAAGAAGAGAAATACACCACACGCTTCTGCTTAGTTCGGATTGACCACTGCCACATCTCTGCGTCAATGGAGAGATCCACAGCAACGGAGAGCGGGTCGCCCTCAATTTTTGCCCGTCCCCCGACAACTGCCGCGAGGTGGATAACTAGATCCCATTGGATGTCATCCTTGCGGAAGAAGTCTCGAGCGTCCCTAGACGGCTCCCCAACGATATCAACGCCGAATACCTGATGCCCCTGGTCTTCATAGAACTTTCTGAAATGCTTGCCGACAAAACCCCTGTGCCCAGTAATCAAGATGTTCACGACAAAACCTTGTGGATGTCTTTATCAAATTGCCCAGATTGGTAGAGTCCGTAAGCGATTCTGTCGTTCTCATAGACATGCGAGGCGTTTACCTCTTGGTACTGAAGGTCATTAACCGCTTTCCCGGCAAGGTAGTGAAGGTGCTCAAGGATCACATCATCTAGGTAGTTCAAGTTTCCAAGACCTTCCCCAAAGTCCCGCCAGAAGTTATCCATGTACATATGCACAAGCGTTGGTGGGACCATGTAGCCGATGCGCTGAACGATGCTTGACGACAGAACAACGGCGGTCGGGAGGTTTGCGCCCTGTAGGAGATCGTTACCATACGCAACACCTGGCTTGCTGCCAATGGCGTCGCAGAGCTTGGTGTCCCAGCCCTGCGTTCGTGGGCGATGGTCGTCGCCCATGAAGCCAAGGTACTCGTACTTTTCCGCGTACTTTGTTGCTAGGAGATTAAGCGTGCCGCCCATTCGTAGTCGCGGATTAATCTCCGCATGCTCAAGAACTTCTGGGGCGTATTCGCTCTTATCGTCGCCATCAAGCCCGAAGAGGATGTCGGCATCAACTGAGTTCTTCTTAAACTCTTCCAAGACCTCAACGCAGGACTTTGGTCGCTTTCGGCTTGGAACGATCATCAGCAGTCTGCTCATCTAATCCCCACCTTCTTTGCAATGAGCCAAGATGTCTCCTCGTCGCTAAGTCGGCAGAATGACTCTTCAGCGTCGCCGACTGTCACAAGATACGGAAGATCATCGGCTTGGGATCTTTGGTCAAGGGAGATGGATAGGGGGAAATCTTGGGCATACAAAACCCAGATAGCCCAGACCCGATCCGTTGGGGCATTGCCCCTCTCTCCCGACATGCCAGCAGTATACATCAAAATGGTGTAGTATCTTTCGGTCGCCGGGAACTTGAACTCCTTTCTGCCCGGCGGCACTACCCTCAGTCTGAGATAGAACTCTTCAGTTTTGATGCAATTCCCGTTACTGGGTCTGGATTGATTGGCTGCAGAAACTTCTCCTCCGCCTCGGCGTCTTGCGCCTCTGTAGCCTCGTTCTCGTTTCTAATCTGGACATCTACTCGGGCGTCATAAATCGCCTTGGCGAGATTCTCGTGCCTGCGGTACGCAATGGTCTCAAACTTATCCGAGGAATAAATCGGCCTGCCAAGCTCCTCCTCGTTCGGCCATTGGTGCTCAGCAAGGTCGTGAACAATGCCTACTCCCCAGACGCCAGACTCGGACCGCTCAATAAGCCACAGGCGTTGTGTGGCTTGCAGAATGTTGTCAAGTTCTTTTAATTCGGCGTCAACGCTTAGCGCTTCAATCGGGGTTAGATTATCTTCTGACATATTCACCTCAATAATAATCCGAGCACGAAGCAAAGTATCCGCATTCGCACACCAGTTTGCACTTTAGCTCATCCATCGTAGCACCACAATTTAGGCAGGTCAGTACCAACTCCTCTGGGTCTGGCGGAGATTCCTTTGGACTTGACACAGTCTCCTGCTCCACTTAGCCTCCAACCATGACTGTCAAGAGCAGACCACCGGAGCAACTGCCAGACTGGGCAATTGAGCAGCCAGTGCGGGAGCTGTGCCACCCGAAGTGGGTGCGCACTGGTTGGATGTGGGGTCCAGAGTGTCCAGTTGAGCCGGGGCATGGTGCCATGGTTGACCTCAAGGGCGGTGGGTGGTACTGCCGCCATCAATACCACGATACGGACAGTACGCGAACCTCATGGACGGATGAGTCACTAAAAGACCTTGCCTATGAACGAGCCCTTAAGACGTGGCAGGAGCGACCAGAGGGCGATCAGCCTACCGAGTAAAGGCGCTAATCAGCCAAAGGCAGCCGTCGTCCCCAATGCGCGTGTAATCACCCTTGGTGACCTTCTTGACACCAAGCACTGAGTAATCGTCATACACCCCAACGACCCTGCCGCCAACAACCAACTTCTGCGTCCAGTCCCAGAGCAAATGCTCAACCTGGGCGGCTGTTTTAGCGTTAACAATAATCAGGTTAAACGACCCGTCCTCAACGTCGTCTGCTGCGTCATCTACATTGTGGTTGAAGAAGCGGATGTACTCATCAAACCCTTGATCCCGAAGTGTTTCTGCCATCCCGTGATCAAACGTCTCGTTAAACGACAGGAACGCTGGGCGGGCAGACTTCTCAATCTCCGAACAAATCTGGGCTACGGCCACAGTTATCTGCGGATTATGACGCCCAATTTCTGCGATAACTGGGGCATCCGTGCCCTCGCACTCGGCGGCAATCTCGTTAATCAGTTCCTCCAGCGCAAAGTGATGTGCCTCTGTGAGATCTCCGGGCAGCTCATCCCAAATCACTTGCCTTCCTCCCCAAGTCCGCCAGTCACCTTTGATGCAAGCCCCTGGATAGCAGAAAGAAGGAACTTCTCAGTATCTCGAGCGCCAGAGGCAACACTCCCGTGCTCCCTGACCGCGTACAAAGTTTTTGACAAACCCTGAATAACCTCACGCGCCTCATCGTGCGTCAAGGTCTTAGCGGCTACCTCGCCAAAGGCTCGCCCTTCTTCTTCTGCAGATCCTTTGTCCATTTAGTACCCAAAAATCTTTCCAACAATAAAGAGGAACCCAACGAAGAGTAGGGCGCCGACGACCCGCATGAACGGCTCGCTATTTGCCCAGTCAGTCTTTGTTGAAGGCGTCTCAACGTAGTAGTACCGATTGACCTGAGTGGCATCAACCTTCTTGGTTGACGGCTTTCGCTTGATGCTGCTCATCGTTTGTTCTCCCTGACGGTCGGAGCCTGACTGCTCGTGTTGTCACGAAATCAGACACAACCACTTCTTCCCCGCTAATCTCAAAGAGATCGGCGACCTCCTCCCAGAAGCTTTCGTTCTCGCCCCACCATCGGAGCCAGAACCATCCCTTCGGAGGTTCAATACCGTCAATATTACACGACAGCCGGGCGAATGGGAGACTGTCAACATCTGATACAAGGCAGACTGGGCCCTCTTGGCGAATCTTCATCCACTGCCCTGCCGCGAAGACGAATCGGTGATGCCCCCTGAACGCCTCAGAACTGGTTTCTAGCACGCCCCACACCTCACTACCTAAGAAA